CCACGTGGCTGTTACACCACTACAGCACCTATTTCAGTGCTGAACCAACGGCGTTTTGCTTTAAAGACGCCGCGCTTTACGCTCGTATCGAACGACTTCGATCCCGCCATAACCTTCATACATGCCACGTGCACATTGTGCAAGTAGTTGTCTGCTGGCCATGGAGAAGACGGTGTCTGACCAAGGGCTTTCAATAAAATGCCCGATGGCGTTAGACATTCGTCCGGCTTCAAAATCGGATACAACTGAAGCCCACGCGTAACCTTCGCGTTCAGCATAAAGCTGAACCCGGAGAATTCCGTGATAAACTTCGACGTGAACGAAAGGTATCCAGTCACAACTCGTGACCTGGATATACTCCACGTTCGCGGTATCCGCGTCGTTATGAAATCTCTGAGCTTCTGACATGTTGACCATAATCCTTTCTCATAAAAGTGATTGGAGGTCTCCACTAAGGAAACCAGGACTTCTAGATTCGAGTGATCCAAACGTGCTGGAAGAGGCTCTCTCAGGTATACGGGTGTTACATCGTATCCCTGGTAAAAATCTCCTCCACAAGACTCGCGAAAGTAGCCCTCGCTAAAGGACTTGCTTTCGTTCACCTTGAGGCCATAGGCCTGTAAACATGTTTGGACTATCCGCCTGCTATACGTGGGAACGATCAAATCATCCCCGTATACTTCTACCGACCGCGAAAAGCGGCGGATAGAGGAGTAGGACGGCACTTCGTTATGATAGTAATGGAGCGCTACAAGGATAAGTGTGTAGAACACCATGGCCTCAACGGGAAAGCACATAGCTGACCCCATCGAAGCGAACTTCCTCAAACAAAGAGGGAGCTCACTATCAGGAAGTTGAGCGTATCCTGACCTACTAGCCAGTAAGTAAGGAAGCAATGCTGAATTCTTAAAGATGTTCTTTACGAGGCTCAAAGAGACTCTGTCAGAGGCATCAGAAAGGTCCAACGTTGCCCTCCGTCTATCGACGGAGGCACGCCGTGCGCACTCGCTATTCACACTTTGATCAGCAAACCTTACGGAATGCTTAGTCAGAGGGTGAGACTCCAAGTGTTTAGTCACCAGGAGCATTAAACCTTGCTGCGTATACTGTACGTGGCTAGGCTCAATGGCAATAGTGCGCGGAGTCTTCTTCGTCTTAGGTACCTGAACAACCCTAACAGGAAGCTCATCACCTAAGGCTAGAAGGGAAATGTTTTCTAGCTCCTTATAGTGTCCATAATTAAAGACACCATGAAGATCAAGCGGAAAACACTCCTGGCTACGGTCATTCCAGTGAGTCAGCGTGAACCGAGAGTTAGCGCTCTTACGTTCAGCCGTTGCACCGGGACCATGTCTACAGACGATATCAGACGGCTTTATGTTACAAAACATAGGCCGCCAGATAAGATCCGAGACCTTACGAAGAATGGGGTCGTCTTTCGACGCTATTTCTTCATAAGATGCCAGCTCCTCTTCTATCGCCCGGAAACGGGCGATAGCCTTGCGATTTCGTTTTTCCGAACAGAGGCCTTTCGGCTTCTTCTGGAGATACGCAATTTGTCGTATCGCGAAAATCGCATCGCTATCGGGTTCCGATAGAAGAACACCGTCGTTCGAGAATATCTTCCGCCACAAACCCTTAAGAAATTTTGGGAGAGCGGACCGTCTGTCATGACCAAAAGAGGTCACATCAGAACGGGAAAGGAAGCCGCGCTCGAGGGCTGCCTCTAAAGCAGCCCCTAGGCTCGGGAGGGTGATAGTTAAAAA